CTAATTACCTTTTTCATGTTCAATTAGCACATTAGCCACAGCACGAGCCGCTAACCAGTAACGTGCATTAAAGCGGGCTAGTTCATCCTGATTAGAGATAAAACCAAGTTCTAAAATTAAACCGCCACCATTTACAAAAGCCAGTTTTCCGCGTGCGGAATCGCTTTGATCAATCCAGCCATTCTGTCCACGTACTCGCGAACCAAGTGCTGATGCTACAGCATTCGACAATTTTTGGGCCAGAAGTTTATCTGCTGGCAAAGCAATCGTTTCAATACCGTTTGCCTGGCTAGATCCGGCAGCATTAAGATGAAATTCAACTGCAACTGATGAACCTTTAATGAGTTTAACTGCTGAACTTAATGGCTCATTTTTAGAACCTATTCCATCTGTCCGCGTTTTAATGCCTGCCTGGTTCAAGTAGAAATTGACCGCATTACGGAAATTAGTCACCAGCTCGGCTTCTTTATACTTGCCATTGACTGCTCCAGGATCAAAATTTGAATGTCCAGCTGTAACTGTCACAAAACCTAATGGCTGTTGCTGTAGTTTTGGCTGTGATTTTAATCGGGCCAAGATCATAGCCACTGAAACAATGCCACCAATCCAAAACCCCCAAGTCTCAGGAATCTGGTCTTTCCAGGCTTGCGGGATCTGGTTCCAGACAGTTACCAGATGATCTGAGAACAAAATTAAGAGTGTAAAAAAGGCGCTTAGTAAAGCGCCGATTTTTACAGTTAAGAGCTTATAGCTCTCCTTCCAGTTTTCTATAAGTTTCATAATTCATTTCCGAATTTTTTCATTTGTAGTTTGTGCAGTTCATCTGCACGCCGATTTTCTAGCCGTTTGTAGTACCAGTTCACAATGAAGCCACCTAATGCAATACACACACCTAAAACAGCAATCACCTGGTTAGAAATTAGAAAGGCAAAAAAACTTGACGCTCCTCCAAAATAGGTTGTTTTAGTTGCTGCAGACGATACCGTTGCGGCCATTTCCATAACTGCTGCTGCTTTACTTTCAGACATGCCGGCCCCCATTTTTTCGGCAATAAAAAACCCGCTTTATTCAGCGGGTTCTTGTTCGGTTAATACACTTGGTACATCTGCTTCCATATATTCAGCAACTGCTTGCGCCAGATTGGTAGGTTGAAAGTCTGCTGGAGCAAGTGAAGGTTCTTCAGGATCTTCAATCTCTGGTTGCGGTAGCTCTTGCAAACGTAAGCTGATAAAACGCCCATCTTCAATATCTATCGGATGGCCACGATCAGCAACAATAGAGAATGTTTCAAAATCAAAGCCTTTTTTATACGTCTTGATTTCAATATCACCATTCTCTAATGTCTGATATTCAACCGCGAATTTAACATTACCATTAGCATCTTTTGGAAGTTCGATATACCAGCCTTCCTGAGCAAATCCACTAGAGCCTTTAATTAAATAATGGCCACGATCTACACGTTCAAAAGTAATTTGCTGTTGCTTTGCTTCGTCATTCAGTTCTATAGAATTAGCAAATAAATTTGCAATTGGAGAGGCAGCTTTAATGAAGCCATTTGAGTCAACCATTGTATTTTGATCGGTTCTAAGAATATAGTGAACTCTTTGTGTAGAACTAAAAGCTGTTATAGCAATTTGTTTACCCAGGGACACATATGGGAGCCATATTGCCGCACCGTAACCTAAAGTATGTTTTTTGACAATAATCCCATATGTATCATAACTACCCAGCCCGGGCGGTCTTTCGCTTGAGCCATCTGGATATCTAAAGAAGCCTGCTGGAATTTGGTGTAACGGAGTCTCTCCCATTAAAGGTGATGTACTACCCAGCCCGAAATCACCCACCTTCAACACACGACCAGCGGTTGTATCAGAACTTGAAGTTGTAACTGTTGCCGTAGCAGCATCACCCAGACCCAAGCTACTCCGAGCTTCTGTCGCTGTTTTACCACCTGTACCGCCTTTATCAATTGGTAAAATGCCTTTAAATGTTTCAGGAGTGAGATCTAAATTGTGAAGAAAAGCACCTAAAGGCATGGCAAAAGCCATTTGACTGATCTTTGGTGCAATCGGATATGGCTGATGAGACCAGTCAAAGCCAAAACTTAAAATTTGAGCCATTATGCAGTCACTCCATCTGTAATATAAAACTCAAAAGAGGCTGAATGTTTGGTCACACCCCCCAAAGTTACTTTAATATCCATTTGTGCTAAACCACGTTTCCAAGCGGTTGTCGCGCCAGCACTTTTTAAAAGTATCCAGCCTTTCTGAGCGTTTTGATCTGCATAAGGGGTACAGGTCAAATCAGCAATCAAGGACTGGTCAATCATTGATTTAATCTGACATGCAAATGTATAGCCGACTGCTGCAGCCACATTAATACCCCGTGATGGATCATTGATAGGTATATTCAGTGATGGATCAGCATCATGCAGCCAGACCGGTAAATTAAAGGTATCACCCGCTTTAAAGATTGGAGCGTGAGCCATAAGATTTTCCTTTTAACAAAAAGAAAGCCCGCATAAAGCGAGCCTGTATTTAATTTAATGCCTAGACCGTTTCCAGGATCTGGCCACCATTCTTAATTTCTACAGAAAGTGGAGCTATGCCTATAATTGCTGGCCCACCAGGGCCAGGCTGTCCATTCGGAATATTCATAGAAATCCATTCTGAGCCTGCTGTAGTCGGATCAGCGGCAGTACCTCTTTTCCCCCAACCGCCACCATTACCAGAAGTAGTTGTACTGTCAGCCCGATTTGGAGAAAACAGAAATCCTGTGCCTGGTGTATCTCTTGTTGCATCAGTACTAGACGGAACCCTGGTATTGTTAAATGCTCTGCCCCAAGTAGTCTCATAAGTAGGCTGCATTCCTGACAAAACCCGTCCAAAAGGCGCACCGCCACCACCAGAGGTGCCTTCAATACCGTTAAAACGATAAGAACTTTTACCATTGGCCCCAGCACCACCACCAGATCCGCCACGTGCAAGCACACCACCATCGACAACAACCTTTAGTTTACCGTGACGGTTACGCAAGCCTGGTGCGCCTGCATAGCCGTTACGCTGCCCAATGTCTGAAGGGACTGAACCGCCTCCATAATAAGCTTCATTGCCCAAGGCACCATCACCACCACGGCCCACAGTTATACCTGCAATAATCAGGTTTACCGTGAGATTGGCAGGAAAAACACCAGTATCAATAGCAGCAATTTCCACAGTTTCCGGAAAAACGGTAACAACTTCCTGGGCATCATATGTCAGCTTATATCTGTTCGTGAGTTTTGGCCGATATGCACTAGAACTACAGATAAAGGCAGTTGGACTGACGTAAAAAGTAATTTCACCAGTCTCCGGAGGTGGACCAAACTCTGCTTCATACATGGCCCGTAAATTCACATCGAACACATCACCAGTAATGATGACATCACCGTCTGGCTGTTCTTGCTGTTCAACTGCAATCAGTTCCGTTGCCTTGAATTTTATGATTGAGCCAGCCTTATTCTCCTGCATTTCCATGACTTGCATGGGCAGTACTGCAGGCTTACCACGTACATCCTGAATTGTCCTGGTCATGGCATAAAAATAGTCACCGGTCTTTAATGGCTCGGCAGCATCCAGATCAAAATTAAGTAACCGTGGCGGATCACGATAACGGGTTAAAAGTGCTGTGGTCAGTGCCTGCACCCGTCCAAATGATCCCCCATTAAACCAACGTGAATAGATGATCTTTGACTTGGCAGCGCCATATTCTTCATCCATTTCAGATTGCAGATCCGCACCAATATGCCGTTGCCGATAGTTGCTTGCCTCATCGAGCTTCTTTGTTGGATCAATCAGATCAAAATAGACAATGAAACGGCTCTGACGGCTTTCAGTATCAATACTGGCTGTGAGGCTGTCTGCCAGAAAATGTTCATCATCGTTATAAGTCACCAGTCCATCTGCTGGAATCAGTAACGCCTTAAAGCGGATCTGCTGTTCTACTTCATCCCACCAGATATAGCACTGGCCTTGCTCACACAGTTCAGCAATTAAAGTGTTTACGCCGACAGGTTCAGTAATCTTTGCGCTGAATACTCCCTTTAAATATTTACTGCTTTCAGCATCCCATACAGGCTTATTAATGTACTGTGCTGGCACGCCTGCATAATCAACAAGCAGACTGTAAATAATGTCCTGCACGCGCTGCTCAGTAAAAACAGCGGCTTGCTGTACCGTAGAATCTACATCCTGAATTTTTGCTTCAGTATTCAAGGCCCCGCGTTGGACTGTGAACGTATCACCGGCGCGGGTAAACGCCATAATTTCACCAGAGATCCGCAAATATCCAGATAACTTAAATTCCTTATCACCAATTCCTGCCGGATAAATCTTAAAGCTTGTTTGAGTTGCTGTAATTTCCGCATCAAGCCGCGCTGAAGTGGCGAGAGGACATTTAGCACGATCATTATCAGCCAGCTTTAAAACATCTTTGGCAACAATGGAAATAGATCCGTTTCGATCTGGGCCAGTTATCTTCTCAACGATATAAGCCCTGCTTTTAAAATCTGAAAAAGACAGGCGGCCATCATCCTGAAGATAGCCAGTGAACACTTTTAAAAACCGGTTTTGATGATATTTATTCCTGGCCATAAACCGGCCCCAGAACGTGCCCAACTTTTCTTCATCATATTCTGGACGTTTATCGAAATATGGATCTAGTAAATGATCTGGCCAAACTGCATCTGTCATTTTGACTGTAACGGCCCCACGTACACCCAAGCCTTTACCTGGTGTAAGCTGCTGTGGTGCATACTGGACAGACTGCAGCAATGAGAAAGCATCAAAGCCAACCGGCACATCTGAACGCTGATTTACAAAGTAATAAGATTTAGTACCTTTCTTATAGTCCTTTTTAGACTTGCACGTTGCCCAGGTTTTATAGCAAGGCTCACCAGTGGCACTGCAAGTTGCCGTATTGAACTCATTCTGACATTGATCCAAGGCCAGCTCGACAAATTCAATCGGCGAACGGCCTATCTGTTTTGACTGATCTTCATAGCTCATTAGATGCACTCAATTTTCATACTGAAAGATTGCCATTGCCGATCAAGCATCTGAAAAGCTGAAACGGCATTGTTCCCATCAAGCCAGCAATATGCTGAATCCGTTGGAAAATAACGATCTGACCATTGAAAGAAAAATGGCTTTTTAATGGCATGATTTACGAACTTCATGCCTTCATTTCTAAGCCAGTCTGTAGGTACTCTTGGCTGTTTTATTTCTGTTTTATAACCTTCACGAATTACTGAACGTCCGACAAATGCCCCGTTCTCTGACTGATTTGTTAGAGTCGTTAGCTGAATATTATGTCTAGGTGGTACAAAGCCTTTAGGCATACCGAAAGGCATCTGGATTGCCTGACCAGCCATACATATAGCCATGTGGAAAATAGCGCCTGGTTTGATATTAATAATAACGCGCCATTGTGTTGCAGCCACCGCATTAAAACGTGAGAACAGGCTTGTATCATCGTTATTGGCTGTTAATGTGCATACAGTTGTCCAGGTATTACCGTTCAAGTACTGCAAAAGTATTTTTTGATCTACTGAAGCAGTTTTGAGGTTATGCCTGGCAATCGCAAATGCACTACAGCTCACTGCAGTTGGAAGTTGTACAGATAAAGTTTGAGTTTCAGGACTGTCACATTGCCAAAATGTTTGTGTGCGCCAATCTACTGCATTACGTACATGAGATCCGGCTGCTGTAGCACTGGCGACAAGTGAAGAATGCAAAAATACATTTTCGTAAAGCACATAAGATGATGATGAAGTTGGCATATTGCACCCATAAAAAAACCCGCTTAAAGCGGGCTTCTTAAATATTTAGTTCTACCATTCAGCAGACTGAGAATTTTTCAATGAATCTATGATGTGTTGAGACCAGGCTGTCATTTGTTTTTGTATATTTTCTTCCTGTTTCTTCCCTATATAGCCTTCAGTACGTTTATGGTCCGTAATACCAATACGATATAAATTGAAATGACTAAAAGTAAGCCTAGCTTTTTCATCTTTGGTATCAATTTTCAAAGTAAATTCTAGCGTACTATCAGCCAGATTCAGCAAGCAGTCACCCACCCCATTACATTGATAAGTAGTATTACCTTTTGCAATGATAGTACCTGTGTCCTTATCTGCAGACTGGATAACATCATTTGCAGATTTAAAATTTAAAGCAATCCATTCCTTAGCTCCATTAAAAAGCTGTGCCTGAGTTTTGCCAGGTACTTCATAAACATTTGAGACTTCAGCAGCAGTAACCACTACTGGAGCAATAACACACATTGTTGCTAATAATAATTTTTTCATAGGCCCCCCTTATAGGCACTTATATTCTAAGTGCCTATAAAAGAAATTGCATCAGCATTCAGCCGTTTACCATCAGAGATAGCCTCATTAAGTAAATCTATCATCTGCCGACCCGTAAACAAGGTATCAGATGGAATCTGAATTGTTGTGGTCTGAGTCGGCAAACTCGGCTGTTCAGCATTCGGCGTAACTGACGTTGATGGAGTACTTGCACTACCAACAGCAGCTGTTGAATCACTATCAGACATTACTGCTTTAGCCTGGGCAGCACCAAATGCTACTGCAGCGGCTGCAGCGGCAAAACCTAAAGCTGGCCCGACAATAGGAATACCTGCAAGAGCCTTATATGAAGCAATCGCAGCAGCATAGGTATCTTTACCAATCTGATAAAGTGCCATAGCTTTTTGCACTTCTTTAGCTTTTTTCGCGTGCTTAGAGTTACTGTTAGCAATGGCATCAAGCCCTTGCTGATAAAAACCGACCATTGTCGCTCTATCTTTCTTGGTTTTAGCCTGCGTTTGAGCCTCAGAAGCTGCTTCAATTTGTCGCTTCTGATCATAATAATGCTGATCCAGTGCAAGTAATGAAAGCCTAAATTGCTGTTCACTCAAAAAGGTCTCATCTTTTAAAGTCTGACGTATCTCTTTCTCACGAAGGTAAGCAATTTCGAGATCTGTAGCAGCTTTAGCAATTCTTTCATCTTCAGTAGAAGGTGCCTCATAAGAAAAATCACCAAGATTGGTTGATTGCATTAGTAAAGTAGCATTTTGCTCATTCCACTTTTGAGCATCAATAATGCCAGTTGCATAAGCTTTGTTAACAATACGAATTGAATCAACCAATTGATCATACGCTGCTAGTTCAGGATTTTTCATACCTTCAGCAAGAGACCGATATTCTTGCATTACAAGTATTTCATTTTCTTTAGACAGAAGTACTTGCTGTTGTGCAGGCAGCATGTCTGCATACTTTTTCTGCTCCAGATCTTTCAATTGGCGTGCAATTGGATCAAGTATTCTTAACTGAGCAATTTCCTGATCTAAAGCTTTCAGATGATCCTGGTATGCCTGCTGATTTTTTCGTATATCCAGCTCCTGGGCTAAAAGCATGATCCGCTGCTTTTGCTCTGTATTAAGCCTGGATAAAGAGCCATATTGAAGATCATAAGAGATCTTGGCCAAGTCTCCTGTCTGACCTACTAAAGCGATCTGTTCATTTAAACTGGCAATCTGTGAGTTATATGAACTGGTGAGGCTATCAACTTTTTCAGCTTTTTCTTTAACCTTCTTTGCACTCTTAGTTTCAGCATTATCAAGTGCATTTAAAGTTGAAGTAACCCGACTGGCCACAGCAGCAGACTTGGCACCAGATTCTTCTTTAAGTTGATTTACCGCTTTAATTGTCGTGTAAGCATTCTGCATTGAACCAATGCCGTCATCATATGCATTGTAATATTCATCTACAGCCTGTTTACCCTTAGCCGTTAAGCCTGGCAAATTACGCACTTCAGTATAAAATCTGTCACGTGTAATCTGGCCAGCTTTTAACTTGGCATCAAGCTCGGCAGCTTTATCAGCACTTGTAGCAAATCCATAATCAAACAGATCCACGTTACCGCGTGTACGAGTACCACGGGTACGATAGCCGAAAGTATCCTGCCGCTCTTTTGAAGCTGCTTCAAGATTGGCTTTTGTTTCCTGAATTGTCAGTTGTGCATGTTCGAGTGCCGCCTGCCGTCTTGCCAAATTCAACTTTTTCAGCTCGGCGACCTGTTCACGTACTGAGCCAGTCATACGCTCAACAGCACCACGGGCGCTTTCTGAATTATTTCGCATTAACAGATAACCAGCCGCCACAGTGCCAACTGTAACAGCCAAGCCTACCGGCCCCGTTAAAACGCCCAACAAGCCCATAACCGACATACGGCCAGCGGTCTTTGCGGCAGTGTGGGCATTCTCGGCAGCAGTCGCAACCCGTGTAGCAGTTGCATCTGCAAGTTTAGCTTCAGCCAAGCGGACAGCCGCACTTGTCTGCTGTGAAGTAGTAGTAGCCGAAGCCACGGCAGCACGTGCTGCTGCCAGATCTGCTGCTGCTGCACCAGCCTGGGCGCGTGCAATACGTAACAGGCTACCGGTACGGGCAACTTCAGCTGCTGTAGCACGTGCATCCGCTGCGGCTTTATCAAAGGAGGCTTTTACGCCTTCATAAGTTGCTACTGTTAAGGCTCGAATTCTGGTTGTCGCAATCACGATTCCACCAACCATTGCCGCATCAGAAACGAGATCCAGATTACGTGCAAGCCATTCTAATGAACCAGAAACACCGGAGATAAAATTATCCAGCGTATTACTTTGCACAGCCAAGGCATTAAACTCCTGGATTACACCTGTGACTGACGGCATTAATTCTGTCAGTAAGCGATTTTTAAATGCCTGCGTTGTGATGTGAGTAACATTCAATGCATCATTAAAATTATGTGCCGCTGATACTGCTTCATCCTTTAATGTAAAACCAAGCCTTTCAGCTTCCTGGCGTGCTTCACTTAAACCCTGGGCACCTTGATTTAAAAATGGAATGAACTCACGAAAGGCATCACCACCTAGTCGGGTAGCAATCAGGTTTTTTGTGGCCCCGTCTTCCATTTCTGAAAAACGGTCTGCCACGTCTGCCATAACACTGACGGCATCACGTAAATTTCCTTTAGAATCAACAATTTTTACATTTAATGCATCAAAAGCATTAGCAGCATCGGTATTGCCAAGGCGCGCATCGGCAATACGCTCGTTAAAATCCATGACCACATCGCCGGTGCGGTCAAATTCCATCCCAATTTTCTGGCCAGCAAACTGCAAAACTGACATTTCGCTGGCAGTCACACCCGCCATTTGCGCCAGTTTTTCAGTTTCGATGACTGCCAGGGCGCTATCTTTGGCCATAGTAATCAGCCCAAAAGCTGCTGCTGTGGCAGAAGCTGCAATAGCAGTTCCCATCATTGCAGCATTGGATTTGATACTGTCAAAGTGACTCTCTGCGCTCTCATCTGCATTTCTGACACTTTGTTCAAAACTGGCACTGTCACCTTCTAATAGAATACGGACACGAGCTAAAGGATCACTCGACATTTATATTTCTCCAATAACGTCTGGCGGTACACCAAAAAAGGCTAAAAGATTCTGGCTTATATCTTCAGCCGTCATTTCTTCATCATCAGAACTGAAATCAGATAAGCTAGGTAAACGCTCATACAGCATGAAGTCTGCAGTTTTATAAGGCTCCTGACTGCTTGACCGATTAATATTTGCGATTAAGGTTTTTAAATCAGCGAAATTAATATCCTGGCGGTAGCCACCAAATGGATCTATCTTGTAGAACGCCATCCAATACACCAGTTCCTGGGCAGACACTGTTTTATTAAGCTCTTTAACCGTTCGCCCTAACTGCAATGCAAGCCGAAACTTGAACAACAAATCAGGGCGTTCAATCAGTTTTTTTCAGCTTCTTCCACTGCATTTTCACGCATTCCGTTTACATCCAATGCTTTACGGAATAAAGGCTCAATCAACCAGGACGGTAATTTACGAACCTGCTCAAGAGAAACATCTTTGAAGAATTCATTACCGCTTTCATCTACTGCACAGGCTTTCACTAAAGGCCCGCGAATTGTCATAAATCCAGCATCTTCTTTTTTAGGTAAAGCTTCTTCATAGGCTTCTTTTTCTTCAATAGATAGTGACTTAACGCCAATACGTCCCACCTTTTTAATATCTACATATTCAACCTTTACCTGGTCAGCCAGAGCCAGAATTGCTGTTAGATTTGCGAAATTAGTCATAATAAAATCCAGTATTTAGAGTTTTAAGGAATAAAAAAAGCCGGCATATTTGCAGGCTTTAAAATAAAAGTTCTGTTTTAAACAATTGGCCAGATCTGACCATCTGTATTGCTGATAATGACTGTACCGTTTGGCTTGAGTGAAACTGTAATCCGGTTTTTCTTGGATTTCTCACTGCCTGGCTTCCAGCTCAGAATTGAAGCATCAAACTGATAGGTTAATGCTTTAGCATCTGGACACATAATTCGATAGGTTCGAACTTCTTTGTTACGGAAAGCTCGGTACATATCACGTTGCTGTGAGCTGCCAGAAATTTGCAACATCTGTATTTCCAGGGCTTCATTTTGAAATGGGCCGGCGGGCACGCCTACGGTGTCATCATCATCTAGTGTGGTGACATCATCTTCAGCAACAGTTGAGCCTGGCAAGGGTAATGTGACTACTTCAGCCACATTTTCCCATGCTTTTGTTGCAGGGTTCTGCATCTGCAGCTTTGTTTTCTGGTTATCCACCAGTCCTGTTTTAACAGTCATGAAATGCTCCTATAAGCATTGAAATATATAAAAATCCAGTTGCTGATAATGCAAATTTGTAGGCTCGTCATAATCTGAGCGATCCCCCAAAGATTCACACGCTGCCAGATTTTGTTCTGACATAAGGTATTTAACTTGGCTGGCGAGCTTTTCAGCCGCAAG